CATTGACATGGAGCGTGTGGCAGAGCAGGTCTTCAATCCTATCAGGGAGGTGTCCTGATGAATGGCCTACTGATGGTCACCTGTCTTGCGGGACTGGCGATGACAGCACCGGAGCCTTCCTATACGGAAGAAGATCTGTACTGTCTGTCGCACATCATTAACGCAGAAGCCGGTGACGATAACTGCTCACATGAGCATCGGATCGCAGTTGGCAGTGTAGTCCTGAACCGGGTAGCGGACGAGAGATTCCCGGACAGCATCGAGGATGTCGTCTTTCAGGAAGGGCAGTACAGTCCGACATGGAACGGTAGTTACTGGAATGATCCGTCCGATGACAGTGTAGAAGTGGCAAAGATGCTTCTGGAAGAAGGAAGTCAGATTCCTGATAACTGCATATTCCAAGCAGATTTCGTTCAGGGCGATGGGGTGTATGAGTCATTTCAGACGATATACGGCACCACATACATCTGTTACGGGTAACAAAAGAACCGCTCTGGCAAGCGGTTCCAAGAAGAGGTGAACAAAATTAGGGGTATCTTGCTCACCTCCATCATAGCACAAAGGAGGAAAAATGTCAGGTCAATACACAACCAACCCCGTCTGTGATGACACACGGGAATGCTTCGGAGCCATGATCCACGGCGGCATGCGGTTCTGCCGTATACTCAGCAGCGCATACGCAGAGGACGGGCAGTGCCCCTTCTGCAAGCCGGAGAAGGACATCACAAACGGCAAGCAGTATCTCTACAATCCGGATATGGAAGTCACCAAGAAGATAAAGAAGAAGCGGAAGGAGGTGTTCGAAGGTGTTCACGAAGGATGAGCTTCTCAGGTGCATGGACATCGTGGCGGACATCAATCACGACATGACTCCCCGGCAGGCCTTCCTGACATACTCGGGGCATGTGGAGATGGTATCCATCAGCATCTATCCCGATGGATGGAAGCCGAACGGAGATGGCGGAGAGACTTCTTTCCACGGATGGAAGGATGCATCCGGTGACTACTTCACCAAAGATGTTGCGGACGGAATCGTGCTGAACGACAAGGAAAAGACGGTCTATAACTCGCTGACCGACATGCTGGTCGCAGTGAAGATCTACGGAAAGGAGAAACTATGAGTAAGTCGGCTGCATATAAGTATTCATACCACAGCAGTTTCTTCCAGGACAAAAAGCGGTCCGAGGATTACCGCCCGGTTCCGCCCAGACCGCAGGACCTGACCGAGCAGAAGATCGCTGACAGGATGGCACGAATCTTCGTAGGAGACATGATCAAGTTTGACAGTTATAAGGAAACATACACCGCCGCACAGGTGGATAGGCATGGAACTACCATCAAGACGGTCGCTCCGGTGGTGGAGCATTGCGGTGGATACGTGATGGTTAAGCTCCGTAACGGTGTTCTGGAGTCGGTGAACTATTTCGACATCGAATCCGTGAACGGTCACAGTTTCCCCGGATACATTCGCAAGGAAAGCCAACCGGAAGTCGAGATTCTCAGGAGTCAGTTATGGTCATAAGAGACATGGATCTTCAGCCGGATGCGCTCTGTTACATCGGAGCCATCAGAGGGTCAGGCTTCTTCTGGATAGGTCACAGGAAGGATGTACCGGAGCAGTACCTTGGCACACCGATTGCAGAGACAGACCGCCGGACGGTCGATGCTCCCGGAACCATCATCCTGATAGATGGGAATGGCAAGGAGTTTTTCGGAGGCAAGGAGCCGCCAGGATACTGGTACTGGTATGAGTGTGATCCGTCCGCACCGAAGCCGGTGGAAGGCAAAATGCACGGCTCTCCGGCGAACTTCGAGAGCCTTCTGGTCGGCATCGCAAAGACCGAAGGCTACTGGTATAAAAACGAGTTGCGAAAGGCTTTGGACAGCGTCCATCACGACATGGACAGAGCGGAAGCCGAAGAACTTGTCAGGAATGTACAGACCGTATGCAGGCCGCATCTGGTGCTCCTGCCAGAGAGCAGCGTAGGACAGTACATTATCCAGAGAATCGAAGACGAAGCAGTCGCACGTGGAATCTGTCCGAGAGAGCGGTGGGCGAAGATGAAATTTGAAACCCGGCACAATTATTTGGACAGGACAGTAAAGAAGTTTGTGCAGGAACGGGTCAGGAAGGATGACCATACGCACTATGCAACCATCAAAGGGAGGAGTGTAAAGCATGAATGAGATAGCGCAGGTATTAACCACAGAATTGGCACTGCCGTCCATATCGGACGCGCTGCCGAAGGACTTCAACAAGGCAAGGTTCGTACAGAATACGGTCGCTCTGGTTCAGGACAATAAGGACCTTGCCAGATATCCGCAGGCAAAACTGGTTCCCGGACTTCTGAAGGGCGCATATCTGGGACTCGATTTCTTCAACAAGGAGTGCTACCTGATTCCCTACGGTGAAGACCTTCAGTTCCAGATTGATTACAAGGGGATGCAGAAGCTGGTCAAGAAGTATGCAGTCCGCCCCGTGGACGAGATCTATGCACGAATCGTCCGTGAAGGAGACGAGTTCTCCGAAGAGATCCGCAACAATGAGCCAGTCATCAACTTCAAACCGAAGCCGTTCAACAACGGAAAGATTATCGGAGCGTTTGCCGTTTGCCAGTACAAGGACGGCGGTGCAAAGGTCGAAGTTATGAGCATCGAGCAGCTTGATGCGGCGAAGCGTATGAGCAAAGCGCAGACCGGTACAGCGTGGAAGTTCTTCGCAGAGGAAATGTACAAGAAGACTATCATTCGCAGGCTCTGCAAGGGCATCCCTGTGGAGCTGGAGAACAGCAAGCAGGAAGCGTTGATGCAGGATGAACCGATCGAGGCAGAGGCAAGAGTGATTGAAGAGGAGGTGAATCCGTTTACATGATGGATTATTACGGCTCAGAGGCAAATCTGAAATACATGTCCTGCTCTCAGGTTAAGCAGTTTGTCGGCGCACCCGGCATCCAGAAATGCGAGGCGAGAGCGGTGGCGGAACTGCGAGGAGAGTATCAGCGTCCCGAATCGGACGCGCTGACCTTCGGCTCATACATCGATGTGCAGCTCACCGGAACGCAGGAAGAACAGGCGGCTTTCATGGAAGAGCATCCTGAGATGTTCTCGTCCAGAGGCCCCACAAAGGGACAGCTCAAGTCCACGTACCAGAGAGCGAACGACATGATCGCAAGGGTCCGTCAGGATGCCGATGCTGGCGGCGTATTTCTGAAGTATTTGGACGGTGACCATCAGGCAGTATTCACTGGCGAGATCCACGGACACGAATTCAAGGCTCGACTCGATTGCCTGGGGGATGGATGGATCACGGACCTGAAGACCTGTGAATCGATCACGAAGAAGTACTTCCACGAAGGATGGTGGAACTTCATCGATTATTGGGGATATCCGCTGCAGGGTGCTATCTATCAGGAACTGGTATACCAGAACACCGGAAAGCGGCTGCCGTTCTACATCGCGGCGATCAGTAAGGAGACATCCCCTGATATCGGAGTCTTCCGCATTCCGCAGGAGAATCTGGACATCGCTCTGGATAGCCTCACGCCGGAGATTCTGGACCGTATCGATGCTCTGAAGCATGGTGAGGCGGATCCGGAGCGGTGCGAACACTGCGACTATTGCAGAGCCACGAAGATCATCACGAAACCCATCAACTATACCTTAATAGGAGAAGAGTAATGGCTGAGAACTTCAATCTTAACGACATGTATCTCGATGACAATTCATTCACCACTGTTCCGGAAGGTGACTATCACTTCAAAGTCGTGGACTATGATCTGGAATATTCCACATCCACGAAACTCCCGGAGAACACACAGGTGATCAAGGTGCATATGGAGATCCCGTTCAAGGATAACGATGAGGTCGTGAACGCATCTGTCACGCTGAACCTGAACGTATATAGCAAGGCGCTGTTTGCGATCCGGCAGTTCTTTGAGTCCATCGGTCTGATGCCTGAGAAGGGCAGAGCGAAGATGCCGAATCTGGACACGATCATCGGCAAGAGCGGCATCTGTCATATCTTGGTTGGTGTGTCTTCCAAGGGCAACGAATATAACCAGGTTGAGAACTGCTATCCGCCGAGCAAGGCTCCAACGGTCACGAATAACGATAATGTATGGAATGCGCCGCAGGCAGTGCAGGCAGATGGCTTCGAACCGGCGGAGGTGAATCCGTTTGTATGAACTCAGGCCGTATCAACGGCAGGCTATCAAAGAGATAAACGAGCACTGGGTGGACTGGCAGAAGGAACTGCTGGTCCTGCCCACCGGCTGCGGAAAGACTGTCGTATTCAACGAAATCGCCAGGCAGAAGGCTCCTGGGGTACTGATACTGGCACACCGGGACGAACTGATTGAACAGGCTAGACAGAAGTTTGGCGGCGAGACAGGAAAAATCAAGGCAGATGAGTGCAGTGTACTGCCGGTGACAGTAGGATCCGTGCAGACGATGTGCAGGCGGCAGTTTTCGCCGGACACGTTCTCGACAATCATTGTTGACGAGGCGCATCATGCATTGTCTCCGTCCTATCAGAGCATCCTCAATCAGTTCCCGAATGCGAAGGTTCTGGGTGTTACAGCTACGGCTGACAGAGGCGACAAGAAGAACCTTGGGCAGTACTTCGATGGCATTGCCTACCAGTACTCACTGAAGAAGGCGGTGCAGGATGGGTGGCTATGCAACATATCCGCCAGAACCGTCCCCATTGACATCGACCTGTCGAACGTGAAGGTGTCCGTTGGAGATTTCGAAGTCAACTCGATTGCGGAGACATTGGAGCCTTATCTGCCGGAGATTGCAAGGGCGATAGCGGAATACGCATCGGACAGAAAAACGGTCGTGTTCCTTCCGCTTGTCAGCATCGCACAGCGGTTCCGTGACATCCTCAACGATGTCGGACTCGATGCCAGAGAGGTGAACGGAGCATCTACAGACAGAAAAGAGACACTGGAGTGGTTCGACAAGGCAGGCCCTGGAACGGTGCTGTGTAACGCAATGCTCCTGACGGAAGGGTGGGACTGCCCGTCCGTTGACTGCGTGGTGGTACTTCGCCCCACGAAGATCCGCAGTCTGTATACACAGATGGTCGGAAGAGGAACGAGATTATCTCCGGGGAAGAAGGACCTGCTGCTTCTGGACTTCCTTTGGCTGAGTCAGAAGCACAATCTGTGTAAGCCTGCGGTTCTGGTAACGGATCAGGAGGAAGACCAGAAGACGGTCAGTAAACGGTCAGAGTCTGAAGAAATCGACCTGTTCGGTGCGCTGACGGATGCAGAGGAGCAGAGGAAGAACAGACTCGCTGAAGAGCTGCGGAAGCAGCGCAAGAAGAAGGCGAAACTAATTAATCCTCTGGAACTGTTCAGCCTTCTGGATGATATCGGTCTTGCGGACTATGAGCCGTCATTCAAATGGGAAGAGGCGGATGCCACTGACAAACAAGTGCAGGCACTTGAGAAATTCGGCATCGATGCGGAAGGCATCACGAAGGGATATGCCTGCCGGATCATGGACACGGTCATAGGTCGGTCGCAGATGGGACTTGCCACGATGAAACAGGTGCGGCTCCTGAATCGATACGGATATGACAATGCCGCTCAAATGACATTTGACCAGGCCACGAAGAAGATATCGAGGCTTGCCGCCGTAGGCTGGCAGAGGTGGAAACTGCATGACTAACGCAAGGGAACTACTGAAATACATAAGCCCTGACGATTACGATGTTTGGCTAAAAGTCGGAGCCGCGCTGAAGCATGAAGGCGAATCCGTGGATCTGTACAGAGAATGGTCCATGCGGTCATCGAAGTACAGAGACGGAGACTGCGAGAAGAAGTGGAAGTCATTCAATGAATCGACAGCCACCATCGTGACCGGCGGCACAATCTATCAGCTTGCTGTCGATAGCGGATACAAGCCTGATAAAGGCGAGGCTCTGGATATTAACAATCTGGAGCTACCGCCTATCGTAGACCCATCGTTTGAGTCACCGGAAGCGGTCCCGAAGCCATCCAAAGACTATGACCCGAAGGGAGATATGCTTGAGTACCTGACAGAACTGTTTGTGCCTGGTGACTATGTGGGCATCTGCACAGCGTTTTATCAGGATGAGGAAGACGGTAAATGGAAGCCGTCAGGGCATGGTCAACACCGTACAGCGGAGGACCTGATAGCGAAACTGAAAAGCGGCTCGATAAAACAGGCTATCGGGTCGCTGAATGAAGCCGCGGGAGTCTATGTCAGGTTCAATCCGCTTGACGGCGAAGGCGAGAACAATAGAAACGTAACACGAAGGAACTACTGCCTGATTGAGTCGGACAAGGATTCGCTGGAGAAACAATACTCCCTCCTCAAAGCGATGAATCTCCCGATCAAGTTTCTGATTCATTCAGGTGGCAAGAGCCTCCACGCAATCGTGCATGTGGATGCTGTCAGCGCAGAGCAGTACAGAGAGCGAGTAAACACGCTGTATCAGTTCTGCAAAAAGAACGGCCTGACACCTGACGAACAGGATAAAAACGAATCAAGGTACTCCCGGCTCCCAGGTGTCAAACGTGACGGCAAATGGCAGTACATCATAGCACGGAACATCGGAGCAAAGAGCTATTCTGAGTGGGAGCAGTGGGTAGTCGATCAGGCAGATGACCTGCCGGAAGATGTCAGTCTCTCAGATGTCTGGAATGATATGCCGCCTCTGAAGGAGGAACTGATTCCTGGAGTGCTGAGAGTCGGTCACAAGATGCTTCTGGCAGGACCATCAAAGGCTGGTAAGTCTTTCCTGCTGATTAACCTTTGCATCTCCATTGCAGAGGGCATTGAATGGCTTGGGATGCCATGCAAACAGGGACGGGTGCTGTACGTGAATCTGGAGCTGGATGAGGCTTCGTGCTTCCATAGGTTCAAAGAGATCTACACGAAACTTGGAATCACGCCGAAACACCCTGACTGCCTTCAGATATGGAATCTGCGAGGTCATGCGGTCCCGATGAACAAACTGGCTCCGCTCCTGATACATCGATTCAAGGAAAAACAGTATGAGGCCGTTATCATCGACCCGATATACAAGGTCATCACCGGCGATGAGAAAAACGCCACGGAGATGTC